CCCTTACTAGTCAACTTCCTGGAACTGCCACCGATACGTCTGCTGGCATCGTAGAACTTGCAACGGCTGCCGAGGTAGCCACAGGTACTGACGCCTCTCGCGTGGCTTCGGTTAGCCTGATGCCGAAAACTTTGATTGCTACAGGGACGGCTTCCAGTTCTTCGGCAGTTGAGTTTACGGGACTTACCTCTACCTATACGTCCTATGAGTTCCAAATCTCAAACTTTGTACCCACTAACGATAATGCGGAGTTTATTGTCCAGTATTTCATTAGCGGTGTGTGGGTTACTTCTAATTATGTATACTCTGGAATATATATCGTTGCCCCTGATAGCGCTCTGACTGGATATGGAAGTGGCGGCGATACACTCATCTGTGCGTCAGGACCTACCGGAGGAAGCGGATACGCGGTATCAAATACTGCTAGTGAAGGTGGTGTGGGCGGAGTTGTCGTCGTCCAAAGCCCGTCTTCAAGTTCTCGCACTAATATGACCGGACACGTTTGCTACCCGTCTGCTACCAATGCTCGTGGTTCACTTACCACAATATCAGGCTCAAATACATCTACAACTGCCTGCACAGGCGTACGTTTCCTCTTCCACGCTGGAAATGTAGCAAGTGGAACTGTAAAGTGCTTTGGACTTCGCTAGGAATCCTTGACACTTTAATTGCCTCACGCAACAATCCATTAACGAAAGTCACGAATAAGGTAAATAGGCGCACCAACAAGGGCGGATGAGCCAAAGCTGGTCGTCGTAGTGGTGCCACCTACAACAGCAAAGTGAGAGGCGATGCTTCCTAAATCAACTGTGGCTGCACTGGGTATAGCATCTTCACTACCGAACGGTAGTGTATTGGCAACAGATGGACTTACCCACACCGCAACACCAGAATCAGCATTTGTGCAGGTAAAAATAGATCCTGTAGCCGTATTTACCCACCAGCTTCCGACCGAGTATCCATCCTGGTTGTCATCACTCACACCCGGATTTGTCGTGGCTGTAAAATTATTTAGCGGTGAATTATCATCAATCGTACCAACGCCCTCAATAAACGTCGCAAACTGAGCCTGTGTAGGCTTATCGCCAGTCTCGAAGTAAGACTTAATGGTGTTGGTTGGAAAGTTGGTTCCCATTTATTTCTTCTTTACGGGCTTCACAAGATTGGTTTTGACAACCGGCGACACGCGGCGGCCTTTGGACTGGGTCATGCCTTCCTTGCTGCCGGGGCGCGGAGTCTTGGTATCAAGCTTTCCGCCAATGCCGCAGCATGACGAGGACTTCTTGGGGGCTGATTTCTTCATGGTCATTCTCCTATTGGTTGTATCGTATCAGTTTTATTCTTGCTGTCCATCAGGAATAACTTGCTGGACGGCGGCAGGGAGGAGTGAACGTGGCACTGCGCCGCTCGGAGCCTTGTCTAACGGCACAGGAGTATCAAGCAGTTTGATGAGGTCATCGACTTTGGATTGCGCAATACCACCGACAGCCTCCCCGGCAGCGTTACCCAGGCCGAATAGAGAACGTCCGGTAAACGCAAGGGCTGAAAGAGCGGTGGCCTTTGCAATGCGTTTTGGGTCACGCTTGCCACGCACCAACTCTGCCCGCAGCTTGTCTATGGAGGCACGCTGTTGCGGCGTGAATTTTGACCACGCACCTTTGTCGGCTCGCAGGGTCATCAGATTGTTCAACAGCGCCGTATCGTCTATCTCTAGGCCGCTGGAGGTTTGTTTGAGGCTAGAGGTAAGAGACTTGTGAAAGATACCGCGGCGGATGGCGTCGTTCCCAGCTACCCGTTCACCTGCGGGCAAGGCATTTAGCGTAGCGTCCCAGACGTTTCCCACATTAGAGTTTTCCGCGGCCGGACGGAAATAGGTTCCGACTTGGGAAGGAAGGAGTTTGCGGTTTGTTTTTGCGTCCTTGGCGACAATGTTGGAAATTTCTTGGGCATCTTTAAATTTGGAAGCATAATTCCGGTTTGATGTGGTGGCGTCTTTCCACGCCTTAATTGCGTCCTTACCCGCATTGGTGACGCGGTTGTTGTCGATTACATCGTCAAGAAAAGTGTCGGTAAATTTAGCACCTTCACCTGCAGCATTCATAAGAGTTCCGTTAGAACCGCTGGCAGACTTTTCGGAGAAATACCGACGCAAACCACGGGCAATATCTGCAATACCAACCTGACCCTTACGAGCTTCAAGGTCCTCAAGATACCTTACTGCACCAGTGTAGAGATTCGTTACCTCGGGGTCAGGCGACTCCGCCCGGGCCATGAGTCCGTTTTTATATGAACCAAGCGCGGACTTGTTGAATGCAGCGCGTGGCGATAGCTCCTCAGCGCGGCGGTACTTCGAACGCACACTTTTGAGTTCATTGGCAGCTGCAGCGCGGACCTTTCCTGTCAGTTGGGCAAAAGGCACGTCAGGGTCCACAGCAGAGCCAGTGGCGCCAATGAGAGCTTGGCCAACCCCTGTGGACGGAGCCTTGGTGCGAACAACAGAGTTAATGGCTCTGTTGACACCCATGCCTGCTACTCCTGCAATCGTGCCGCCACCTATGGCGCCCGCAATTGGCGCGGCAATCTGTGCAACCGGACTATCGCCAGCGTATTCGGTCATAAGCTGAGCGCCGGCACCAGCTCCACCAGCTCCGGAAACTTGAGCTGGGGTTGCTGCAGATGCAAATTTCAGGAAACGCGACTGAGCTATTTTATTGGCAGCCTCAGCAACCTTAGGGGCATAGTCGATAGTTTTGCGAGCAAGGACTTCGGCGCCCTTTTTGATGGCGCTACCAGACATAACGGAGCCAACCGCCTGAGCTCCAGACTGCACGGCACGGCCCTCAGCAGTAGTGGGTTTGGTGTAACCTTCATTGACCGAGTTCATAGCGTTTTGCGCCTTCTCGGTGAATGACGGCTGAGTGGCTACACCAAATGCGAAATCTTTAACCTTAGTGGCAGTATCTCCAGCCCCGGCCATCTCAGCAAGCTTGGCACCGCCACCGACAGCTCCTCCAACGACGCGAGTTGGAATAGACAGTAGATCTGGAATACCGCCAGCAGCGCCGGCTCCAATACCAGATATTACTTCAGCAGCTTTCTTTCCCCATGTGGGTTCCGCAGGCTGTTCGACAGCAGCAGGTGCGGCCGCGCCAGACTTGCGGCGGCGCCGTTCGCGTTCAATCTGAATGAGGAGAAGCTGGTTATTATTTTCCACGAAGCTGGGCCTCCAGGGCGTCGAGCTCCTCGTCGGTCATTTCTGACATGGGTTTGTTTGCCGGAGAGGGGGCAGCGGATGTCTTGCCTCCAAGCCAGTCTTTCCAGCTAGCCTCGTAACCGGGCAACAGAACCGGCTCTCCTTTTTCATCACGTCCAACCATCTTGTTTTCTTTGCGGAACTGCGCCCATGCTTCCTGTGCGCCGCTGGTGGTCCCTCCAGCTGGAATGTACCAGCGATAGAACTCACCAAACTGACGGGCGTTTTCAGCCTGCGCTTTTGTTGTTGCCAGCAACAGGCGGTTAGCGGATGGGGACAAGTCTCCGCCAGCAACCTGCTTCAAGAGGTTTTTGGCATCAAAGTCGGAAACTGCACCAGTACCCGGAACACGCTGCAGCATGGCGCTGGCGGCTTTTACCGAGTTGAGGATTTCAAAGTCAGGGTTATTGAGCCATGTGCCAATCTGGTTCTGCATTAACCCCGTAGTACCACCCTTGGCGAGGATGCTGTTCAGGGCGGCTTCAGCGTTTTCCATCTTGGAAAGAACGGAGGATGCGCCATCCGCAGCTTCAAGCAAATCTTGAACCCCCTTGTCTTTAAGAAGGATGGTTTCTCCAGCCTTACGGATGGAACCTCTGTCTCCATAATCCTTCGCGCCGGCCACCAGTCCCGGAACCTTGCTCAAGTCCACATTAACACCGTTAACGTTAGCAGCGTTAGGAGTGCCAGACATCTCAGCAATTGGCTCACTGCCAGAGCTACCCTCAACCGGAGGCGGCTGAAGCATGGTCGCAGATGGGCCAGCGCTGATAAGCTGAGGCTGCTCTGAACCAAGCCATTCAGGGGCATTAGGCTTACCTGACTTTTTGCCTCCAGCTCCAACAGCCTTATTCGTCGAATAATTCATCTGCGCCGTCGCCTGCATTTTCTTCACACTTTTCAGGCCCAATTCCTGAGCTTTGCGGGCGGCAAATGTTGCTGCATTGCTGGAGTTAATCATTTCAGAATCTTCGTGCGCGGCTTGCATCAGCATTGATAAGTCTTCTGGGTTATCAGCAAACTGTCTAAAAGATTCCATAATGGACTTTGCCTCGCTCTCCCCAGCTTTAAGGTCGGCATCCGCCATACCCTGCACAGCGAGGTGCGGTGCTATCTCTGACTGTCGGCGGCTTTCAAAAACCTCTTGAGAGGATGCCGGTTTGAATAGCTTAGGGTCGTTAATGGCCATCATGGTTTGGGAGGCCGAGCGACCTACGTCGCCAAGGCTGGGCCTAGTTTCCCGGTTCAATATACTGGTAATGGTGTCGGAAGACTTTTTGCGTCTCCCGATAAGATCTGCAATGGAACCGCTTGATTGTTGAATTGGCATTACGCTACCCACCCGCCTGCGTTAAGACGGGGAATCGCCATCTGAGCGCTCTGATTGTATGCCATGTTGGCGGGGTTCTGACCGCCTGCACCTGCGTTCATGTCGCGGTAAATATCAGCAATTGTACGGCCTTGCGACTGAGAGGCTGCATTGCGTGACGCAATCGCATCCACGCCAGATTGCGTCAGGCTAGACAGGATGGAGCTCCTGTTTTGACCTCTTTGGCTTTGGGTATCAATCAACCCGCCATAGCTGTCTGCAAGACTTCCTGCAGAGTTCGCCATGCCAAGAATGCTGTTGCGAGCATTGACACGACCCTGTTGATTGGCTTGCACCATACCTTCGTTGGTAAGGCGTGAAAGTGTCTCGTCGGCACGCTCGTTATCAATGAGACCTGTCCGGCCCATATTGTTGTTACGCCGCTGGGTACGGACAATTTCTTCTATCGACTTGGCATAATCACGAGCTACGTTTCCAGTCTCAATACCGTACTGCTGCTTGTAGATATCGCTGTTTGGATCGGCAGAGTCGCGGATTAACTGGGCTTGCTGTTCAAGCAATTTCCGCTGCTGCTTTTCGGCGGCAGTCGTTTTATTCTGGGTGAAAGCAGAAACGAGCGCAGGCGCGGCTTGCATCAGCATCATTGCAGTGCCGGGATTAATCATTATTTCATCCCTCCAATATCTCCATAAAGTGTAAATCCTGAAATCACGTCGGGGCCATTCGTGCTATTCGTTGATATTTCTATTTTGACTTCTTCTCCCCTCCAACGCAAGGGGTACTTTTGAGTTTGCACGCCGCTTCCTCCAATCGGCGTGGTGCCGATGGTAAACACACCGATAGAACCAGCGCCTACGCTTGGGACAACAACGCTGCTGGTAGATAAGTTATCAAGCCCTGCTGTTGCCGTAATCAGGTAGTCAATGCCTCCGCCACTCTCAATATTTGGCTTGATATAGCGACCCTGTTTGATGCGGACAGACTTATCGGGGTCCTCCAGTCGGAGGTATGGGAAGGTGAAAGACGTGGGAATTGCAGCGCCATTGTCAGTGTATCCACTATCCATCAGCCATACGCCGCCATTGGGTCCGCAAGCAATCATGTCGCCATTCTGACGGATGAAATAGTGATTCATCTCGCAATACGGACCAGTGTAGACACTCCATGTCACATCCTTGGTAAGCTCACCACCCACAGACGCGACAGCTGAGTAGTTTCCGACCCAGATGGCCGTCCCAATCTTCATCATAATCCATGACCGGCGCGGATAGTGGATAAGCTGCAGGCTATCGGTATCGCTCACGAGAGAGATGGCGCGGCGGATGGTGTTCTTCAGAACCTCGTTAAGATTGCCGCCGACAAGAGAGTTGTTGTCGCTACCCACCGTAGCGTTGGTTAGACCGTCTTTGCTGATGAACAGCAAATCGTTCCCCGTGGAACCCAGCGAGAAGCGGCTGACGGCGCCCTGAGGGTACAATGCAACCGGAGTAAACGCCGTTGTTGAAGTGGCTGTATCCTGAATAGGGTCGGTGCCGTTATAGACGTAAACATAGCGACTCCCTGCGGCGGCAAAGAATCTCTGGAACGTGGTCATTGCCACCAACCTGTCGCCCAATGGCTGCAGGTTGCCGAAAGATATACGGGCGGCATTTGTGGTATTGCTGAATGTCGTCAGGTCAAACGGGTCATCACGGCTGGAAGGACGGACAATATTTGGGTCAGAAGCGTCCATATAATACGCCCTGCCCCAGTTGACGTGAGCATATGAAGTGATGGGCATGGCGTCCTTCACAAACACAAATGTGTCGCCGCTGGTTTGGGCTGTTGTAGTCGTCACAGTGAGGTTGGCGCCAACGGTTAAAACCTTGGACACGGCGGTGCGAGTAGTATTGATGATATAGTCACCGACCTTGATACCCGTGGTTGAAAAGTCTACGCCGGAAACGGCAACCGTAGTTGTATCAGTACCCGTGCCCCCCAAGGCGACGTTATCAAACACGCCATCTCCTATTGAGATGACGTTGTTGGCAATCGTGTCGATGACGATATATCCATCACCAGACGCTTGGTTGGCAGCGGCAAGTCCAAGCCCTGTCCCAGCGGTGCCGATGACGCTGATGTTCAATGTGGCTGTAGAAACGCTGGTCACATAGCCATAAGCATTTTTGGTAATGTTGTACACAATATCATTATTGGTAACAAACAATGTGGCGTAGTCGGTCACGTCTTGGTCCGTCACCGCGGACGTGGTAGTGCCCGTCGCCGACATCTTCCCGGATACGATGCGCGAGGTAACATTTTTAAATGTAGCGCCGCCATCTTGCGTATAAATGCTGCGGTCCACGCCATTAAAGAAAATCATCTTGTCGTCATCCTGGATGCTCAAGATGCGATTCCCAGTGGTAAGTCCGGAATAGGCTGTGACCCACGCGGAGCCGTTGTGGCGATAAATTGTTCCTGTGTCCGTTGACACCATCAGGGTTATATCACCGTTCTTGGCAACGTACTCATGCAGGCGCGTCAGGTTGGGTGCACCAGCAACGGCTCCGGTACTGAGCGTCGCAAAACCCAGACGGCGCTCTGCGGCACCTGTAATGTTTAGAAATCGGTTAAGAATATACGGAGAAAAAGTGGCTGGCTGTTCGCTTTTGGCAAAATCAGTCCCCATGCCTTTCTCGGGGATTTTGTAAACATTAACGTCCATGGCTTAGTTCCAAAATCTGTTGGACGGAACAAAACGGCGATAGTAGCCGACATCTGCCTTGTAACGATTAAATGTCTCCTTAATCATGTTTTCAAAAGAAGCTCTTTCCAAAGAGTATTGGTCAGAGGGCGCGCCGCCATTTTGGTCAAGAATCATTCTTGCAAGAAGCCCCTGCACAATCATGCGGCCATAGAACGGCAGCACTTCGTTCTCATCGCCCGTGCCATACTGGAGCGGGAGTTTTTGGAAGAACACATTGATGTTTTGGCCGGCCGCTGACGTGTTAGGTGTCGGATAAAGCTGGATAAGTGGGTTTCCAAGGTTATCCACGCCAAAAATCGTAAACATGGTTGGCTGGTTCGAGTTGGTATTCGTCCGCTTCAACAGGCGCATCTGCTCGTTGGTGATAAAAGCCAGAGAGCTATTGGTCCCTTGGAAGTAAATATCCTTGATGGTTTTGACCGGCTGCGTGGTGTTGATGGAATAAAATTCCTGACCATTTATCAAGGTCGTCTGGGCCGTGGAGATCATTTCATTCCACAAGCCAAAGTCGTTAATCTCCATCAATACATCATTCAGGAAATCCACCATCACCGGGTCAAGGCTATCTGTCGTTAAGCTGGTTACTTGATTAGGGACGCCCAGCTTGCGCCGTGTCTCGTTCACAACTTCAAGGACAGTCAGGTAGATATCGCTGGTTGGCATTATACTGCAAAGCTCCTGTATTGGACGGAACTCTCGCAGATGAATAGTGACTTGGCGCCAGACGCAACCGATACCGCGGCATCAGTGGCCCCTCCGTCAATCTTTGAACCGACAGGTGGGAATACGGAGGCCGTGGTTGCCGTAGTATTGACGAAGAACGTTACGGCGCCTTCAGGAGCTGGTAGTAAGAAAGCGTAATTAGAGGCATCGGTAGTCCCGATAACCAGCGACCCGGTAATGACTGCAGCAGTGCCTTGCACAGTCCCTACGCCAACAAGGCTCTGCACTCCCACCGCAAGAGACGTGCTGGTAGACAATCCACCAGCGGATACTGAGCCAACTGCAGCAATGCTCCCTGCAACGGATTGCGAGCCAGTCTCATCAAGGTTCAAGCTACTGTTAATGAGGTTGGCGAAATCTGCCCCTTGAGGGGTATCACCCGTTTCAAAAACGGCGGTTAGAGCTGCTTTGTTAGCCATGATTACCTCACTATGAATGTTCCGCCGACGACCATTTGGCCAACTCCGGCATTGTATAGGTGCGACGCGGGACCAATAGGGGTGGGAATATTGGTTTCTCCGATAAATTCAGGATACAGAACTAACGGCGAGTCTGAATTGTCCGGCCGCATCGGCGTAACGGGAACGCCATCGTTAATCGGCTTCACGAAATCCTGAGGGTTTTGCTTCAACAGGTTTTTGCGATGAACGATGTTGCCGCGATAATCCTTGACTGCCTGTGAAGCATGGAATTTTTCTCCAGTCAAATCGTCCTGGATTTTGTAGTCGCCTTCTTTCCAAAAACTTCTGTAAGCCATGATTAAAGATAGGTAAATAAAACGCCCCTGTAAAGGGGCGTCTATCTCGTCAGCAGGCTTTAGGCACCAGCAGAACCGTAGGCGAAGCGTGGGTCAACGGTAGCAACTGCGAACATGCCGACATGGGACATTTCGAGGTCGCGGGTGTTGGTCACGTTATCGCGGGCAAGGTTGGGCTTGATGCTCTCGATGTACTGGACACCATTCTCGGATTCCTGAGTCAGGGTGAACCATGCATCGGTGTCCGTGAGGTACGGGTTCACAATCAACTCGATGGGGTTGCGGGCATTACTGACCACGTTCACATCGTTAAAGTTGTTGCCGAGGGAGTAATCCGTATTCAGGATCTTCTTGGCGTTCAACTCGTTGTTGGGGTGAACCAGCAGCTTGGTAATGCGGGTGAGGATCGGCAGGCCGCGGTCATCGTTGAAGTTGGCAACGGCAGTGTTGGCATCCTCAAGAGCGCTCATGGTCAGGTCAGTTGCAACAGTCGGGATGTTCGAGAACGTACCGCCGCCAACCAGAAGGTGGGCGCTGTTGAAAATGCTGACACCGTCTGCAGTGGTCGCCGTGGAGAAACCACGGTTATACTGGTCGGCAACCATGATTTCCTGAGCATGGCGGTAAGCACGCGCCAGACCGGCAGGGATCTTGTTCATCTTGTTGTACTGGTCGAAGCGCATCATTTCCATCGTAACCTTTGCGCCGAGGCCATAAGCCACTTGCACAACTTCTTGTTGGAAACCTTGCAGCATGTCGTCGAACAGAACGCTAGAGCCTTCATCCTTGACGCCAGCGGCAGTGTAGCCGGTGATGCCTTGGATTTTGTCGAAAGCCTTGTCAGAGGTGTCCATGTTGGCAATCTTCGAGAAAATCTCAGGCCAAGACTCGTAAGTGTCGCCATAGATTTTCAGAAGGCCAGGCCAAAGGAGTTCTGGGAGTGAGCCGGTTGTTTGGGTCATATCATGTTCTCCTTATTGGGCTAAAGTACCAGCGCGGAACTGGGTGTTGTTAAAAGCTACCTCAACGTAAACGCCAGTACCGCTGCCACCAGCAATAATTTGGTCGCTTTGTCCAACAACCTTGAAGGGAGTCGTTACTGCATCTGCGCCAGACAGGGCTTGAACGCCCATGCCGGAAAGACCAGACTTTACGGTTACGCCAGCATCGGAAGCGCGGACGTTGGTTCCAACGAGGGAAACAGCGGAGGTTCCGGAGTAGTAAGCGTGATAGGTCATCTGATCGTCAACCAGAACTTCGGCAAAGCCGGTAGAGCTGGCTGGGAGATAGTTACCCAAGTTAGGTTGGTTGAAAGTCAGCGGGCGCTTGTTGGAATTCAACAGGCCGATGACTACGCCGGTTGCCCTGTTGGTGGGGGAATCAGTCGTCGCAAGTTTGGTCGCAACACCAGCCACAACGGTTACGGCATCGCCGACAGCCAGAGTGGTGGAACCGTCAAGGGTCACAGGATAAGTGCGAACACGGTCAGTTGAGAAAGCGCGAGCGGGACGGAAACCGTTAATCTGTGCGGTTGTGAGCACGGACATGGTTTTATCTTTCTATGTGTTAATCTCTAATATTGTTCAACGAGCGAGTCATTTTGACTTCGCCGGAAGTTTTAACGCCTGTTTCTTGATTGGCCTTCTCTTGGACTGCCTTAACCTGCCGCTTGGCTTTTTGCTCGAAGTGCTCATCGCGTTGCTTTGCGCCTTCGATTTCCAGGCGCATCAGCACCCGATCCCTGTCCCCTACAACGGTGTCGAGAGCCTTGCCATCAACAATCCGCTTTTCGGCATTCATACCCTTGAATCCACGCTCACCATTAACGGCAGAGCATAATTCCCATCCTTGGTCCACCAGAGTCGCAATGCGCGATTCATCGGCGCCTACCCAACGATAACGGTAGTTATCATCCTGCTTTACCTTTACGTCTTCGCGGGGCTTCCACGAAGCGCTGCCCTTTTTCTTGGGAGCGATAGTCCCTTGATTCTCATTGGTCATTATCGTTCTCCCTATTTTCCGCCAGCCGCCCTAAGTCCATCTGCATACTTTTTCTCGGCGTCATCTTTCGATAGCTTTGAAAAAATACGATAAGCAACTCGCTTCTGGTCATCGGTAAGCTTATCTTGCTTGTTAGCATTAGGGTTTGTCAAGCTCCCACTGCCAACAGCATTCATGTCGCGTGTGGTTTTAGTTTTGCGCATGAACTTTTCGTCTACCATGGCAAGCTTTTCCTTGATGGTGAGGTCGGCATATTGGTCGTCTTCCAAAATCTCCGTCATGTACTCGTAGGCTGCCTGAGCTTTGGGGTGCTTGTCGGATTGCGCCCATGGACGCAGGGGCTCGTCCTCATCGTCAACTTCAGTGGCCCATGTGCTCATGATTCTTTCTTCAGACTTGGTGAGCTCGTAATATGTCTGGTCAGGCTTCTGTGCGGGTGTTGCAACTCTGGGAAGTTTCTTCTCCAGCTTAGCTTCAACCGTCAACTCAGTAAGCTTGTCCTGAAGCTCATCCATCTTATCATCATCACCAGCGTCGCGGGCGGCGCGAATCTGTTGCTTGAGGGTAGAGACCACATCTTTAATCTGAGACTCCTTGCTGTCGTTTTGCAACTTAGACAAAGCATTGGTGAGTTTGAGAGCGTGGTCTTCCAAGGCGCTGTTGCGCTCTTTGGTTTTCTTCATCTCGCCGTAAATTTTGTTGAACTGCTTCTGAATCTCGGGCGGCATTTCTACCTTATCGGAAGCTGCGGGCTCAGGAGTTTCTGTTACCACGGCAGTTTGGATTTGTTCATCAGCCATTTTCGTTTTCCTTTTCTGTTACCATTTCAAACACGCCAAGGATGTCTTCTTCCATGCAGATGAAGTACTCCTCACCGTCAATCTTTCCGTCATGCAGGTAGTCCGGCTGGATGTCGGCGCCAGCATTTTTTCCCCAGTGAACGCGGACGCCAACCTGAATGTCAGGGTGATCCACAGTCTCTCCGAGAGAAACGACAATTCCTGTGTTGAGTTTTTTGACAACTTCGCCGCTGCCAGCATTTGCAACCCTGCCCTGAATCGGGACATAGAGGCTGCCAACTTTAGCCTCAGCTTCCTTGAACTTGTCGCGCTTTATCAGCACACGCCCCATAATAGGTTTGTAGCCTATTGACATACTATTATATCCCCGTTACGTTATTCTCACTTTCTCAGGGTGAGGTTCTTAGGGGCCTCTTTTTTATGTCAGCGTTTTTGCTGCCGCATTGTTCTTGCGAGCGATACCTTCAAGGATGGATTTCACATCGCCAGCTTGATAAGAAACACCAGACCGCTTGAGGTAGTTTTCCTCTGCCGGGTTGATTTCGCTGGCGCTACTGTTTTCGTCAGTCAGGCGACGACGAATCTGGTTCATGAAATACGCATTAGCCTCAGGGGAAGCCCCCTGACCTTCAGTCCCTTGAGTTGCGATATTAGACGTGCGCTGGACATCACTCAATCCACTGAGTGAACCTAAGCTACCGGGAAGCGCCATGTCGTCAGGACGTGAAATATCAAGATTTTCTTGAGGCACAACGGATGGAGTTGGAGTTTCTTGTGGAGTTTCTTGGCTCATAATAGGTCCGAGAATAGAACCCACGGCGCCCATTGGATTAGACAGTGTTTTTATGGGATTAAGAAAAGCACTTATGGACGGCTTAAAGAATTTTTTGAAAAACCCAAACTCAGGTAATCCAGTCTCAGGGTTAATATTCTCAACCCCACTTCCAACCATGTGCGTCGCATAGTCGTCGCCGTACTTGTCGAAACCCTTTTTCACCATATTCAGAATGGTAGGATTTTCAACCCATACGTCACGGGGGACAACGATATCACCCGGAGTCACATGAGCTACCGCGGTATCGCTGCCACGTCCACTTCGCGCCACCATATCATATATGCTCTTTGCTTCATGAGCGTTCCCAGCCTCATAGTCATCATATGACAGCTCTGGCACAGGACGGCGCACGTCACGAACAAACTGGGAGGCTAGTCTGTTATTCTGAGATTCATAATCATCCATAACTAAATGCTACCTTCGTTCATAATCTTAATCAAGTCTCGAATAACGCATTGTTCACCAGCCATTTTATGTTGCTGCTCCCATGTCGGGGCCGTCTGCCATGGCTGCATCGGCGGGTACTTGGATATCAGAAGGCGCACCGCCTCCTTGGTATCCTCCAGCTGTCCCCATGCTGCCAATTTCAGCTTCTTGAATCTGAGTTCCTCCTGGTTCATCTGCTCCTACTTCCTCTCCATATAAGTATGCCAAGTGTTTTTGACGGTGACGTTTCAGTGCCTCTGCGCTGGTCGGATCAAGTTCCTGAGCGTAGGGGCTTGTCGAAAATTCATCAATAAATGCAAGGTGCATGGCGTGGTCCTGGTCCGAAAACACGTCGAACATCGGCGCCTCTCCTTCAGGCATCAGGAACAGCATGTTTTCTGCCCGCTGATCGTCAATTCGCATCGGTTCCTGCTGCGGCTGCTCTGCCGGGAGAAGCTCATCTAGATCTTCGCTTTCAATCGCCTCGAAGAACCTACGGAATGCCGCCTTGAGAACAACCGGGTCCTGCATGGTCATCGGGTTCTTCATAACAGCATCTAGTTCAGTCTGGGCTCTGGCAATCTTCTGCGCCAATGTCGACATCTTGGGGTCAAATGTCGGGCTGACGATGGCATTCAGCTCATAATCCGAGCGAGATACGATGGAAGGCTCGTCTTGAATGACAAAAACTACTTTTTCTTCAAGGTTGACGCGGTTCAGACGGTAAATCTTGCCCAATTCATCGGTCATACTGTCCACGAGACGCATGTGGATGTTGCTGGGAAGCTCAAGGGCCTGCTCCAGCTCGGTCATCAGCGCGTTGGACTGGCGAATCTTGTCAACCTGACCGGTGGAGGCTTCCGTCACGCTGCCGAGGCGCTGGCCGCGGTAGTCAAGCTTGTCCATCAGGGTCACGAGGGCTTCTGTCGGACCGGGGAAGCTATTTTGCACAATACCGCTCTTAATATCAGCCACCGCATCCGGAACAACGGTATACTTACCGATGGAAACTTCCATTTCCGTGCCCGCATCGTCCTGAGGTACGAGGCGCTGAGAGATAAATCCGCCATTATTCCCCTCTGTAGCAAGGAATGCGGCATCAAGCGATGAGCGAAGCGCTTTATTGATGGCAGTATTCATACTACCCAGCATGTGGCCGTATCCATACCCGTAGAATCCGTCTGGGTTCTCAAGGAATTTATAGTGGGTAAAATACTCTACCGGCTGGCGGTTGTTCGTCGGATTACCGCGCTCGTCAGTCTCATAGCGGATGGCAACGCGCAGCACATTCTTGGCTTCGTAATCAACCCACACGATAACCGGTACGATGATATTATCAATTTCCCACGAGCGATGCTGTTCAAGGATGAAACATAAGCTGCTGTGGTCAGAATTATTAACTGAGCTCTGGGGCGATGTGCCATCAGCCTCATTAGATGCGTCGGTTGGTCCCGACATATATTGGTTAATATTAGATGACGGGTTTGCGGCATGGATAAAAAACCCTATGTCCGCCATCTGCAGTGTCTTGAGTTGGGACCAGAACAAGCGGTGAGTCTTACGCTCGACATCTTCAATCCGCACAGGTCCGGCGTTGTAAGGCACGATCAGGTCGGCAGCGCGGACGGTATCAACTCGCGGCTGACGGGCTTGCACATCCCAATAGGATTTACTGAATACACTGCCATGAACGGGAAGGGATAAAAATAGGGCGTCCTTCTCCCGCTTATAGTGCGTGTTCTGCACCGTCAGCTGGTAGTTCATGTGCTTCTTCACGCGCTCGACAGATACCTTGTAACCTTCCATGCGCTGGGAAGCTTCGGCAAGAATTTCCTCATCAGTCCGGGTGAGGTCGAAAACCCCAAGGCTGCTGAGAGATGTGGATACAAAGTCTTTATTCGGGAAAAACGCTTTCCGCGTACGGGCGGCAAACTGGTTACAAGCTTCCGTCAGGAGTGGGATGCTCTGGGTTGAACCCCATGTTTTCTGCGGGTCGGAGGTGTCGTCCTCCTGATAATAAATCTCAGCCCACTTTTTGTGCTTCTCATCCCACCCGGCCAAGTCGTCCAAATCTCGATCATATTCCTCGCACACAATGGACGCGAGATTCTTGAGCTCGTCGGCGCCAAGCTTCGGCGCAAGGTTGATGAGTTCGGGGTGGAGGACTGTTTTTGCTGGCATGGTGCATCATTACTCAACGCGAGCGCGGTGGCAATACCCCTGCCTTCTTCGCCTCGCGCATTAGCTTATTAAACTGCTGCAGCTGCCGATCCACCACCGATGTCTTGAACGGCCGACTGCGGCACAGGTACGCCACGGTATCCCAGATGTGGTCCTCCTGCTTGCTGTCTGGACCTTTCTCGGGATTCGTCTCGTCCAGCTGTAGCCCCGGCAACGTCCGCCAGGTGTGGTGCAGGTCGTCCATGAAAAAAAGCATCGGTCCGTCTTCATCGCCAGTAAGCCGCTGCCGAACCTCGATGTAATTCATCTCGCGGTCCTTCTGGGCCTGCCTCATGGAAAACTTACCCTGCGTTGCTGTATACATATTCTCCTGTGGCGACGGGCCATCTGTCTGCGCCCACATCGCCGAGTCCCCCACACGGTAGTCAATGCGCTCGCCGTTCTCCAGTTTCAGAATATCACGGGCAACTTCGGGGGATGTTTTTCTGCACCCGGTGTCAGCCTTTCCGTTCCAGCCGTAATATTCCCGGTATGCCACCAGTGCCCCGTCGGGCAGGAACACATCGCGCTCGCCTTCCTTCTTGCCGTGGACAATCGTGCCGCCTTCGACTACAGCACACCAGATAACCGCAAACGGTTTCGCCGTCCCCCAGTCCATCGCCATAATCCGCGTCCAGTGCTCCGGCACCGGAAATCGACGCACCGCGTGCTTTTTCTTGTCGAGCATTTCAAGGGCTGTACCTGCTACCACATTCCAATCTCCGTCGAGCCACGCTTTAACCAGCTCAGGAGAGCCCATTCCAGAGAGTTTTGCAGCGTAGTCGGCATCCATGGTGGGGTTGTCATACAACCTCGCTGGAATATATTGACGGAGCATTCCACCTTCTTCCTTGGGCATCCTTTCTATCTCCATGGGCTTACGGGGGTCGATGAATGCGGCTTTGACCCAAGAGTTTCCGCTCACCCACACATGGCCGTTCTGACGCATGACGAAATTATGCGTACCGTCAACGCCGATGCAGTAAACCATGCCGTTAAAAGGCGTTTTTTGAATGTCGGAGCGGCGTTTTGTTGTGGTGTCTACATCGTAGACATGATTTCCCGTCAGAATTTCTGTGCCGCCGCTCTTCCTGCGTCGGAAATTGATCTCGTAAGACAACCCATTCCTGTTTTCGCGCTGTCGGCTCGATAAGCTGACCACATATCCCAGCTTAATGGCAATTTCACACATGTCATCGGCCAACTGTTTGCTGATGGTGTAATAAAACCCGCCCGTACCACAGGCATAGCCATCACCCTTCATAGCGGCGTCAAAAAATATCCGTAACAGGCGCTTGCTGGCACACTTCATCCAGTCAGGAACGTGCTTGTCTCTGCATTTTCCGAACTGGCCCAGATAGGTTGCCCATGCGCGGGAGTTGATATGAAAACCGTTCTTATCTACCGCATATACAAAACCACACCTATCAAGCAAATCCTTAATTTCTTCGCGCTGTCTCTTTTTAACCTGAGATATGCTAAATCCACCATTTGGCACATCGGAATTTCCTTCACTCAAGAACCAACCCATCAACTCAAAGAAGTTCTCGCTCGACACCCGCAACGGCTGAGGTTTGCGCTTCTTACGGCCAATTTCCTCACCTACAAAAAAGTCTCCAAGGTCATCACGTCCCAACCAGTCAACCTGCCTCATGATTGTCACTTGACCTGCCAATTTATCAGCTTCGACTAAAGAGAACAGTGCGCCTTGGCCGCGCACACCTCCCATCTTCGCTATCTTATGGTTGGGCGTACACTCTATGTCGAGGTTGCGGGTACGGATACGCACCATATCGCCACTGTAGCGTGAACCATGAACTTGCGATACCTTGGCAGTAACCAGAACGCCATCAGGGTCTACGGTATAGACGGCATCGCCAACGGAAACATTCTTGATGTCCCTCCAACCTTCAGGTGTCATAACCTCGCCATGTGGTACGCAGTGTCCAATACCTCCAGGGTTTGCACTAGCGAGGATACACGGCAATTTATATTTCCAGCGTTCTGGCGGCTTCCAGCTACCTAACCGGACCCGTGCGCGGAGATAGCGGTATTCATCTTCTTCAAACTGGGTAAGCTCATCCGGCAGGAGGACGTGCATTTCAGCACCCTGATAGTTTTGCAAATCCCTGCGACTGTTAAGATGACACAGATAAATAACGGACCCATTCGCAAACTTAAAGATGTGCTTGGAACCATCGTAGGTTACAAATTTAGTCTGAAACCATGGACCCATTAGGGAAAGTAGGCCGGTATCCCCGTGAAGGTGGTTTTTTTCCATATCAGGAAAATTCCGGCGAAAGAGATATATCTGAATCCCCGGACAGTCATAAGCCAAGGATACGGCCACTGCACGAACTGTATACGATTTTCCTCCACCTGCGCTCCCGCCAAAAAGTATTTCCGTCGCCTCTGAACGGAACGCTTCCATTTGTTTTGGGTGTAGTTTTATTTCCATAATTATAAACTATTATCTCGAAGCGATTTACGGTATTTAGCCCTGTCCAATCTATTATTTAACCACCATGGTTCAACATCTGCGGCGGAAAAATCTCGTCCAGTTCTTACGACAACAGAATCATAAACAGCATCATCTTCAAAATAAAATTCGGACAAATCACCATACCAATACAACAGAACCTCGCACTTTAATCCGTCGCGCACCTTATCCGCTTCAGCATAATTACCTAGCTTTCGCATCTCAGTAATATAGATAAGTCTTAATCCAATAAATCTAGCCAAGTCGCACGGCATCCCTTTATGCGTTACTAAACCATCCTTCGCTTCAACTGTCCACATAGCTACCCCAACCCCTCAATACACTCATTCACCAACCGAGCATGGAGAACCGCCGCCCCAGCCATTAAAACATTATCCACCAAATTACGTTCTTCCGGCCGAGCCCACATCGTCGCAAACGACATGTCCTTCTTTACCTCTACGAGCACAAATGCCCGCGTTTCGCCATCGGCAATTCTCTCGCGGACGGCATCCCAGTCAAGTAACAGCTGCTCGGTGGTGTCGTTGTCGACCAGTCTCAGCTTCACTTACCTAAGGCCCTTTCCAAAGACACAAAATCAACCTGACCATCATCCCAAATCGAGGTAGCGGCCTTTTTAATTGTATCTATTGCTTCTTTAACGGATTTTCCGTCTGACAGCATTTTTTTAAGGCCAGGATAGACAAATGCTTCACGTCCACCGAGGCGGATTATATCTTTATCGTCGCTCATCATCGTCACTCCCCAACCCCCAAAGCCTTACCATCCAACCACACGCGCAACCGCCCGTCCTTATACAGCTGCTCAACCTCTTTCCACGTCAGTGTGCGGCGGTCCTCCAGGGGAACGTACTCGACCTTGTGGCACGCCTTGCAGTACATCCGCTGGTAACGTCCGCCACCAGACGACTGGGAGAATCCGTTTTTACGCTGCTGACCCGTGCATTCCGGGCAGATACCGTCTAACGCCATTAAGAACGCCTCCAGCCAAACAACCGCGCCATCACGGACGGTTTGAACTCGGGCAGGGTGTCGGCGAATGACGCGCGCGTATCACCGCTGCCGACGTCGCCAAATATCATATCATTCCGCCGAACCGGTGCCGTCGCCACCGGATGTATCCAATCCCGCAGCATGATCTCAAATGCTTTCTTCTGGGTTGTCTGCCGGCGCTTCACCGTCGCGTTGAATTCAGCTACCAGTTCGTCGGATAATTTAATGGTTATCTTCTTCATGGCTACTTGCCTCCCTTTTGTTGTTTAAGAACCATTAACCGTTCGACGATCCCCAGAATGTCTAAGCTCTGCTTATCTGGAGCATGGCCGTAGTCGAAGTTTATGAAGTGATTAACCTCCCCCCATTCGTTCGACGGGCTAACTTCAATCTTATCAAAAACCGCCTCGTAGTCCTCCCGGTCGATGGCCTGAGCTACAGCAAGAATAACGGCGAGCGCGTGCTGCTTCAGCGCTTCGTGCTGTGTGGCAGCGAGGTTGCTCGCGTCGATACTCATAATCTTTAATAATTCGCTCATGGCTACTCCTTATATATACATATTCCTACCACTACTATCATACTATGTCAAATGAAGGAGGTGGTAAAATTTCCATATCCCTCAAGTTCTGCTCTACCTGCCAATAAGTTTCTTTCGAAGATTTCTTTTCATAACTATGAAGCATAGAGCGTATAGCTTGAGAAACCGTAACGCCATACGTCATCGCCAAGTCCTCGAACTTCTGCTTTTCAGCCTCAGTAACCCTTAGTTCAGCCGATGTTAAGTGCTAAGCATAGTATTATGGTGGGTTTTTAGATGCGAACACTCTATGTCTGACACTATAGGCCAGGCAGCCCCATCCCCACCCAGGGGGGTGGTGTGTACATACAATCCGGCCCCCTCGCTCGCTGTGAAACTAAGTGGAACCTAAACTATATGTGTCTTGCGCTTGCCGCTGCGTATCTCTGAAACAGTAGACACCCCCACCCCTAACTCTGTGGCTACTTCTTTGCCAGTCTTGGGGGATGTTTTGATATATCTCACTTGTTCATCTGTTAGCTTGCGCACTCTTCCTCCAAATCGCCGTTTAACGTTTAGCCTACCCTTGCCACGCGCATCCGCCGTATTTTCTTTTGGCGTACCGGCAAACAAGTGATGTGGGTTGCAACATGCCGGATTGTCGCATCTGTGGCATATAAAAGTCCCCTCAGGTATTTCGCCATTAAGTAGCGAATACGCCAAGCGGTGCACAAGCTGCCACTTTCCATTAAACCAGATCATGCCATACCCGCCGTTGTTGCGGGTTAGTTGCCATTCCCAGCAGCCGGTGTCTGGAGTGATTTTTATATTGTCCACTATTGATGTCATAGCCGCATGTTATGCGAACTATTCGCATATATCAAGCGTTTGTTATGGTGTCTACTATGACACTTGCGGAAGCCTCGTCCTTCTCCACCTGATCGCTCACAACACGCATGGATTCCTGTGGGCCTCCTGATTCGCCTGATGGGTGGTGAAGAGATAGATGGGGAGCGTTTAGCGCTTCGGGATAGGGTCGAAGTGGCTAAATTTCTCACCGGGCGCATCGTGCCACAGCTGGAGGCCCATGAAGTCACCGCTGAAGT